TTTAGCCATTACTTTCTCCTTTTTTATATAGATCATTAAAAAAACAATCGTCACAAAGTATTACTGCTTGATCCTCGTTCCAATCTTCACAGTCAAATTGACCTTCGTGATCTTCTTCTCTCTTACAATTATCACATTTTTTTATCATCTTTCTCCTTTCTAACGACCGAGCAGGAAGGTTAACTAACCAAGAGAGCAAAAAATAACCTGCTCAGTCGCATGTTTATAAAGTGTCTATTAAACCAGTTAAAATAGACCTAATATAAATACTATAATTAAATATTCCATAATACAAAATTAAATTTCTGATAGAATTACGTGACCAACTATTTTTCGTCTTATAATATCTAGTTCATTACGAGCATCTTCAGGGTGTTCTTTATTATAGTTTAACCAATAGTCATGATATGCTTTACTTGCTTTAAGATTTTCTTTCTTTTGAGAAAATAAACCTTCTTCGTCACATAACATTACATAGTTTTTTCCATCCCATCGTGCTTGAGCAACTTCAATTAAACTGCAACCAATGATATTTCTAGCATGATTCCAATCTATTTGTTTAGCATGTTCAAAGCCAATGTGAAAACCACTCTGAGGTATAAACACATGTTTTACCATTTTACTCTCCTTTCTTAATATTTAACTTTCTAATATATATAAAATAATTATTAGCAAAAAAGACAATAAAGTAATCGCAAACAATCGAAACTCATAATCATTGAGTAACGAAAGCAATTTCTTTTTCTTCCAACGCATTATAAATACTATCCTCCATATCGAGTTGATAGAGTTCTCCATTAAAATATTCAAATAAAACTCTATAACATTTTGGCTGACGCTTTACACTATAATGTATTGGAAATACAGTATCTTCTGGTATTTTTTGTAAATCATTTATATCTTCAAGATATCGAGTAAATTTATTATCAACAGCAAAGCGGTTAGCTTTTCTAAGTTGAGCATGATTAATAACTTTACATTTAATAAATCCAGGCATTAATTACCCTCCAATATATCTTTTAATTCTTCTAGATCAGAACCATCGTCACTAAAGTCAGATAGTTCTAAACCAAAAGAGTTGGCTAACTTTTCGTCATCTGTTTTTTCTATTTTATCTTCTGGCTTCCAACCATCTGGTGGAGTATTTTCTTTATTTATATCTTTAATTAGATCATCTAACTTTTTAATAGTCATATTTATCCTTTCGTTATTAGATTAATTTTAATTTATATATAAAATTAAATAGTCAATAAAATCAAGATAATTTAATACGATAGACTATATGGCTAGACTTAAATCCGAGTGAATAAGACCGGTCTACGTCACACTATTTTAGTGGATTTTAAACTCATTCTCTATATTTACTTGATATCGAATACTTTGATTAGCTGTAATAACAGCATCATAATCTATAAATTTAAATTCTTTTTTCATCTTTTGAAGACAGAATTCAAAGAAGCGATTGATCCTCGGAAAGTAAGGTGAAGCATCATGCTGAATGAATTCAAACTTTTGAATCTCTTTAGGTTTTCCTTTTTTATGATAATAAAATGTAACTAGATAATCTTTGCAAGGTTGTTGATACAACTCTCTTATAATATCTTTTTCGTTTTCATTTTTATCAAATAGATTCATTTTCTTTACAATAAAACTTAGTATAATATTGATTTTTATTCATGTCTTCTACATTAAATTTTTTTAAGACTTTTTCTGATTCTCTATATCCATATAAACTACATTCTCTAAAATCTTTAAATTCTTTTTTTATTAGATAAGGTCCATCGCAAACATTCAAAGTAAAAGAACACATTAATATATATAAACTAAAAGTCATTCGACCAGTATACATCTATTTATAAGGTTTCGTAAAACTTTATTTTGTTTTAATATGTTATAATATTCTTCACTCCATTCTGCGACACGTTCTTCTCCATGTGGTGCAACTTTAAAATTATTTACTGATATAATGATATGAAATAACTCATGAAATAAAGTGCGACCTAAAACTCTTTTTGTTAAACCCTTTCTTATGACTAATTTATTATGATTATAATAATAAACAGCATAGTCTTCTATGTTTTTAAACTCTACTTTAATGACTTTATCTTTGTATTTTATCTCTGTTAGTTTCATAGGGCCAAATTAATGGCCCTATTATAATTCTTATCGACCTAACATTCTAGATTTAGTTTGAGCATTTACTTGAGTATTTAGCCCTATTCCATCGCCTTTTTTCTGACCACGACCATAAGCCACTCTATCTCTTACACTAAAACTAGACTTAGATGTTCTAACTCTAACACCTTGATTAGCGAGCCACTCAGAAATAGCTTGTTGTTCGTTCTTATATAAAATAGGTAAACCATCTGGATTATCTATTCCAGTATAAGCAGGGACTAACTCACTATACTTATCTATTAATCTTGATTGTAATCGACTAGCACAACCAAGTTGAAAAGCATGTTTCATTTTATTAACAGCAGATTTACTACCTGGCGTTTGTTTAAATTCTTCATCAGCTAGTCTTTCTACAGTTTTTTCAAAGTAATCGCACATAGACTTTGCAACGATACGATTAGATTTACGACCAACAAACACTGCTTTTTTAACTTTCTTATAATTTTCGTCAAAGCCTGTTTTTTGAAACATAGAACAAAAATATAATTTAGCAGTTGCTTGTGCTATCCAAGCTCTCCAGTTTTCTCTACCGAGAGGATGATCATCTCTATCTATTGGTTCGTGTTCACTGTCGTCTTTAACATCACTTAAAGATAGATTATGTTCTTTAAGTAATTCTTGAACTTTAGAAGCTGCCATCATAGCTTCGTTCTCTGAAGCACCATTATTTTCTGACATCTTTAAAAGTTTTTGTATTCGTTTCAGAATACTATCTTTTTCTTCTTCTGGCATATTTCTCCTTTCTTAGTTTGTAGCTAGAATACCTTGAGCTGAGCCCGAAACTAGCTACAAACATCAACTTGTAAAATAGTAAAACAATAGAATTACAATCATTAGGCGAACCTCGAAATAACTATTGCTTTACTCTTTTATAATATATTTTTTTTCTAATTATTAGACAAGAAATTTTTAATATCTTCCCAATTGTTCGCTATACTAATGTTTTTAAATTCTTCTTGAGATATACCTTTTGCTAATTTTTCTCCATCGCTTCCTTTAAATAAATAAACTTCTCTATTCTTTTTTACTAATATAAAGACTTTACCACCATAAAACTCATAAGCTTTATGCCAAGCTAATTGTTCTATAGTCAATTTAAGTTTTACTTTAGTATTTTTTCTTTTAGGTGTTTCTAAATACTTACCTTCAATCCATCCAGTGTGTCCACCATAAGTAACGTAGTGTACATCTGGTATTCCTCGTTCTATTTGAGTTTCTATTCTTTGTATAAAAAAGCCAGGAAGCTTTTCTCTAATCTGTTTCCAAAGTAGTTTTTCCATCAAACTTGCAAACAGGTATCTCTTTCATTTTATGTAAATTTCTTTTTCTTATTTCAAGATACTTTTTATATTCTGGTTCATTAGGTCTAGTCATTAAAAATTCTATTTCTTTATAACTCATACCTAATTGATCAGTGTCTGTTCTACCATCTGACCATAAACCGTCAGTTGGCTCTGCCATTTGTATATCTTCAAGTATACCAAGCTCTTTACCCATATCCCATACTTGCGTCTTAGTACAATCAGCTATTGGAGATATATCAACACCACCATCTCCATACTTAGTAAAAAATCCTACACCAAAGTCTTCAATTTTATTTCCTGTACCTACAACTAAACCACTTGTACTAGCTGAAATTTGATATAATGTCATCATTCTTAATCTAGCTTTTGAATTAGCAAACCCTAGAGCTTCAGTAAATTTTTTATCTGTCATTAAGTTTTCGAATGCTAAATAAGCATGAGTTAAATCTATTTCAACACCATAAGCATTTGTAAATTTAGTTGTTAACCAATTTTTATGTTTAATAGATAAATCGTGATGCTCGGGTCTTTGTGATATAGGCATGGAAGCAACTAATGTTTTCATACCGGTCATAGCACATATAGTAGATACAACTGATGAATCAATACCACCTGATACTCCTACTACTAAACAATTCGCAGGCTTATCCATAGATTCAACATAATCTAATATCCATTTTTTTATGTATTCAATTCTATCTTTAGCTTCCATGTTTTCCTATCGGTATATATTTAACACCTTCTATCGTTTCAATATACCTAAATGGATCAATAACTACATCTCCTTTTTTAAAATAGAAATGTTTCCATACTTCATGTTTAGTACCTATAAAATAAGTTTGTGGTTCTGTATCCCATTTATTGTCTTGTATAACTTTAAAAGTTTCTTCTTTGTCAACCCAAGGATCCCACATAAATACATCTTCACCTTTTTCTTCTAAAATATTTTTTAATAAAATACTCGGGCTACCTAAAGTTAGATTAGTTTCAGGTTTAAAACATTTACCTAAAATATTAATTTTATTATTAATCTTATTATCAATACAAAGTTGTGCTAACCATTCTGTTTGATTTTCTCTTTGTCTCATTATATTATCATACCAATTGTATGATAAATTTAACTGTTTAGCCAAATAAGATAGAGCAATATTATCCCGAGGATGACAACCCCCACCGTCTCCCATACCTCCATATAAATACTTATCACTAATAATCCTTGTTGTGCACATAGATAAAGCTCTACTTACTTCATCAACATCAGTATTAGGTAAGTGATGGCATGTCTCCATGATTGTGTTAATTATAGAAATTTTAGTAGAAATAAATGTATTGTAAACTACTTTTATTAATTCAGCATTTTCAATTGTAGTTTTAAAAAAAGGACTAAGTGTAATTGTTCTATAAAATTTTTCTGCTTTTTTAGCAGCATCTTCATCATCTACACCAAATAAAATTATTTCACTATTTAAAAAATCGTCAATAGTTGTACCCATTGCTATAAAGAATGGATTATAACAAAGCTTTAAATGTTTTCCAAGTATTGGTTTAATATGTTTTGTAATAGTACCAGGAAGGACAGTAGATATAATAACCACAGTTTTATCTTTCCCTTGTTTTTCGATTTCTTCATTGAGTTCTTTTATTCCATTAATTAAATATTCATAATTAAAATCTTTTCGATCATCAGGTATTCTAGTTATACCTTCATACTTTTCTTCATGTGGAGTTTGAATTGGAACAAATATTATATCAGATTCAGATACTATTTCGCTAACATTTTTTAATTCTAATTTAGAATTTTTTAGTAGTTCTTCAGCACCTTTTTCTTTATAATTGAGTGTTTTAAATCTTATATTTCTTAAAGTTGTTTCGTTAATATCCGTACCAATAACTCTATGTCCTTTTTCTTCTATTGCAAGAGCTACAGGTAATCCTAGCTTACCTAGTCCTAAAAATCCTATATTCATTTTGCTGTACCCCAGCTATCTCCTTTCTCAATGTCTACCTTTAGTGGTACTTCAAGTTTTACAGCATTTTTCATGATTTGTATAGCTTCGTCCAAACATTTTTGTTTGCCGTGTGGTACAGAAAAATCTAATTCATCGTGTATAGTAAGTTTAACATCAATCTCGTCCATTAAACCACTATCCCATATTTTTAACATTGCTGCTTTTGTAATATCAGCAGAGCTTCCTTGTATTAAAGCATTTAATCCAGTATGTGTCATTGCTCTTTTTAATTCTTGCTTAGGATATTTTTCGTAAGCTTCTGATAATGGTACTGCTTTTTCTCCCCAACTATCTCTAGGTTCCCATAAATCAAATCTTCTCTTACGACCTAATAAAGTTTTTATATATCCTCTACTACTAGCTACATGTGATACTTGTTTAGATAATTCTTTTACAAATGGTACTTTAGAATGATACTTATTAAAAAGATCATAAGCTGAATCTAAATCTAATCCTAACTCTGCAGCTAATTTTTTATTACCCATTCCATAAAATAATCCTAGATTAATAGTCTTAGCTTGTTTTCTAGGTATACTTGCCATATCAGCAACCATCTGATGAAAGTCAGTATCATCTTTATTATTAAATTGATCTCTAGCTTCCATTGCAGTTTCCATCTTTTTTAAAGATGCGTAATGTACTAATACTCTAGGCTCTTGTTGAGAGTAATCTGATACAACCCATTCTGATTCTTCTTCTGGTATAAATAAACTTCTGATCATCGGACCAAGTTCAGGGTCTCTTGCGGGTACTTGCTGTAGATTAGGATAGTTAGAGCTAAATCTACCTGTAACAGTTCCGTGTGGATTAAAATTACAATAGATCCTACCATCAACAGCTTTCTCTAGAATCATATTTTTAATAAATGTATTTCTAATCTTGTCTAACTTTCTAACCGCTAAAATGCTTTTAGAGACATCATCCACTTGACTTTCAAGCCAATTTGCAGTGAAAGACGCAGTGCCTTTTTCGGTGTAATTATAACTAATCTGATTTTTATCATATGCTTGTTTTAATGAAGCATTTGCCCATACATTAACTTCATTTCCTCCAAGTCTATTTAGTCTTTGTTGCAACTCACTTTGCTTTTTTTCAAGTGTGTCAAATAGTTCTTCTGCCTTACTAATATTAATTTTTACTCCTCGCTTACGAATTTCAAATAAACAATTAATTAATCTTGATTCAAACTCAACTATGTCTCTTATCTCTTGTTTATCAATTATCTCTTGTTGTTTTTGAAATATTTGTAAAGTTAATAAAGCATCTTCTTTAGCATACTCAGATACAAAATTTGCGTGTAATTTCCATAAGCTTTCTTTTACTTTAGCACGTTTACCAAACTCAGCTAATACTGCTCTTTCTAATTCAACTTCATATTTAGATTTTCTTAAATATCTTTTAGCAAGACTATCTAATGAATACTTTAATCTATTTTCATCTATTAAATGCTCTATTCCTTGCACATCGTAAATTCTATGACTACGAGTAAAGGCCAGTCTATTATCGTGTGAATAAAGCCACTCCATGTCATAAATAGCATTGGCAAAAACGTAAGTTTTATTGAGTTTTAACATTTTATCTAAAAAATCAATTACTTTTTCATTATCTAAATTACCGCCACCTTGATGACCTATTGGAAAATATTCATTATAACCAGTGTCAGTTGCTATAGATATTCCAACTAACTTACCATCTTTTCTAAATCCACCTGGTCCATGAGTTTTCAAACGAGGGTCGTGTGTCTCAGTATCAATAGCAATGATACTAGACTTTTCTAATTCAGTGAATCTGAACATCTATCTAGAATAACTTTCTTATTTATATATGACCATGAAGCACCTCTACCCATTGCGTGTTTCATCCAATAATCGCCTAATTGATCTGCGTCTACATACTTTTCCATAAATACTATTTTTTTAGCAGAAGTATTTAATAATAATTTTAAACAATGAATGCAAGGACTTAATGTACAGTACACTGTATCAATATCGTAGACATCTTTACATTGAAGTAATGCGTTTTGTTCAGCATGAATTGCTTCACATAAATCTAAACCTTGACCTGATTTTAATCTAGCTCCTTTACATGGATTATCTATACAGTGTTCTTGACCAGATGATACTCCATTATATCCTGTAGCTATTACATGTTTTTTTGAATTAACTAAAATACAACCTACTTTACGTCTAGCACAAGTTCCACGTTCTGAAACTAAATGCGCCATCTTTAAAAAATACCATTCGCTAGGAATTCTATATGCCATCTGCGTCTTTTAAAACTTTATATTTTACTTTATATCCACTATTAGCTGCACGTTCTAGATTAGGAATAAATCTATCAGATATACCGTGATATAAAGGAATTAAATCATTAAAAGAAAAATAAGGAAAATCTTCAATATTATCGCTAGTTAATATATCATCTACTTTTTTAAAATCAGTTTCGTATAAATGACGACTACCTGCTTGTATATTTAATTTACCTAATTTACAATTAATACCTCTTTCATTTAATAGTAATGCTAAATAAAAACTTATTGCACTAAAATTAAAACTATCATAAGGTGTACCTAAATAAATATCGTTACTTCTCATTGTAGCAACTGTATGTAACCATAAAGTATCACTTGCTTTTCTTAAAAAGAATTGTAAAGAAAGAGTACAAGGAATATCTTTACTTGATCTAGGATTCTCTCTCCATATATTTAATACTGCTTGTCTTGTATCTTGATCTTTTTCTAAAATATCTAATACATAAGGTAATTGATCAATGATCTTAGGACCATATGCTCCAAAAAAAGTTATACCATTATCACTAAATCTTTTAATAGCACCAGCATATTTTTCTACTGTAGCTACATCATTTTTACCTCTAAGCATCCATGCTGCTTCACCAAACATAAAATCATAACTTAATTTTCTATCAGCAATAGTTATAATTGGATTATCCATATCAACAGTCCAACTATCATTTAATATCTCTGCTATTTTTAAACCACGAGGCTTAGTTACAAATTCTGGTTGATGATATATAGTCCATATCTTTTTCTTATAATCTAAATTTATACTCATAATCCTAAAGCAAAACTCCTATCCATAATTTTATCTGTTACTTTTTCTAAATTATCACCTTCTTGTAACATATCGTACCTAATAAAATCATTTCTTAATTTTAATGGACTTAGTTCCCATAATACATTTTCTCTATCTTCAAAACCATGCCAGTAATTATCATAAAGTTCTACTACTTTATCAATGTCATGATATTCTTCGTGTCTTTCTTCTCTATTAATTCTATGATTAGCTTTTACTTTTTCAATATTTTCTGGTGAACACCATACATATAAAGCACCTTCTGTTTTTAGTTTATCATAAATAAATCTAGCATTATAACTAGGTCCATCACGATAGATATAAGAATAACATTGTTCGCTAGGCCAATGTCTATCCATTAAAACTAATTTACCTTCTTTTCTTTTTTTAATTGCTAATCGCATACTAGCTGTATGCCATAACTTCATATCTTTATGCACTCTTAAATGCATGTAATATGAGTTTTTAAATTCTTTTCTAAAATGATTTATTAAAGTAGTCTTACCTACTCCATCTGGTCCTTCAAATATTATTATTCTAGCATACATTTAAAAAAATCTTTCGTTCTTTCTTTACTCCAAAATTTATTATTTAAAATTTCGCTTTGACTATTAAATATTTCTTTTAATTCTTCTTTACTACCTTTTTCTACGATATTAGGATTTATATTTATTCCTAATACTTTAGCTTCTTCAGGGTGAGCATGTACTATACAACCAGCATCGTGAGCCATTTTATATCTTACTCTCCACCAACCACTACCTTTAGCTGTATGATAATGTGGTGGACTTATTACACCCCATACTTTTTTATATTCATGATACATTTCGTGTTCTTTTAATCTAGTTTGACCTTCTCTTTGATTACCAAATGTTTTTACTCTCCAGTTATAAACTTGTTTATTTAACCAACCTTGTTTACTAACTAGACTTGCACATATCCATGCATTTTCTTTTACTCTAATAATATCGTCACTACTTGTATTAAATAAATCGTGTTCAGCTTTTTTCTTATAAGAATCAGTATAAGCAGATGGATCCCAATTAACTATTTCATTTGCTTTTAAACCTAACTCATTGTAATTACCACCATCATATGCTGGTACTAATAATTTATGTGGCCATTTTTCAAATGCAAATGTATCAACTAAATCTTCAATTTCTTTTTTATAAGGTTGAGCTTCGTCCCAATATACTTTACCTACAGGATTTCCTGCTTTAGATACTTTTTTCCATATTCTCCAATGACCTCGGCTAAACGTTCCAAAACCACTTACTGAATCTTTAGTTTGCCAATCGTCAATGGAGATTATAGCATCGGGTCTTTTAATTATGGTGTATGCCGCACCATACCAATATCTAGCTGATAGACTATTAGGACCGAATACAAATACAAAAACTTTATCATACATTGATACATCTTCTCCCGGGACAATTGCTTTTTGAGTTACATCGTGTCCTAGTTCTTCTAAAACTTTAGGAAGTATTCTAGCTGATGTTGCAATATTTAAAGGTGATTTAGCTGTACCAATTGCTAAAGCATTAAATCCCGTGACCAGTATCTTCATTCTGTTTCTCTCTTTCTTCGTAAATTACTTGTTCAATATCTGGAGCTTTCCAGTTTTTTGGTTTAATAACATCAAACGCTGTACCTCGTTTTTTAGATTTACTTTTAGCTCTTATCTTACTCATATTTGCTCGTTGTACTTCGTTCCATGCTTTTTCAAATGGAAGATTAAATAACCACGCTGTACCTAAAGCTATATAAACTATATCAACAAGAGCATCTAAAGCACCTGCTGCATCTTTTTTAGTAATCGCTTGAGTGTATTCAGCTAATTCTTCCATTAAAAAAGAAGTTCTAAAATTTACTAATTCGTTATTATCAGGTATACCAACTTTTTCGTTCTTTTCAAACTCAAATTTTTTATGAAAAGCATCAATATCTTTTATTAAAGTATCTTTATCCATATCGTCAAACATATTTACATCACTCATTATAGTAACGTTGCCTGTTCTGGCACCTTTCTAAAATCTATTATTTGTAATTCTTCTTCTTTTTTATTTTTTTCTTTTATACTATTTTTAACTATCCTTGCTACATATTCAGCTACAGGTGGCATTACTCCTCTAGCAATTTGTGAACCTATAGTCGAAGATGGTCCTTCCCATTTATAATCTACAGGATACCCTGCCATATAAGCTAATTCTTTATGACCAAATAATCTATCTTCTGTAGGGTGAATATAAAATCCTCCAGCAATAACTGGTATATGAGCATTTTCTTTTAATCTCCATTTCATAAACTGAGGTCTACCTTTAACTCCTCCACGCATTCCACCTCTTACCCAAGTTTCAGGTGGATTAAATCTTTCCCATGTAACTCTTAAACTTTCACCTTGTTTACAATGTTTAAGATAAGGTTTTTCGTTTTCTCCTAATTTCATTAAGTGACCAATGTCTGATCCATGTTCCTCTTTAAATTGTCCTAATACTTCACCAGCAGTTGGTAATGGTTGAAAGTTAAGTATATGTGGATTTAAATTATGTTTAGTTGCTATAAAGAAAAATCTTTTTCTTGAGTGATTTAATCCTGTAAACCCTCCATCAATTAATAAATGAGTTACCTGATACCCTAAATCAATTGCTTCTTTACTTAATTCAGTTATCATAGGTCTTCCACCATTAATCGAATAAACTCTAGGTACTGATTCAATCGCAATAGCTTGTGGCTCTAACTCTTTTAATAAATTAAAACTATCTCTCCAACATTTAATTCTAGGGTCATTTCTCCATGCGCCTGCACCTTTTTGAGCTCCACCTAAATTAGACCATGGAGCACATGGTGGATTACAATATACGAAATCTATTTTATTTTTAAATTTTTTTCTAGGCCATTCATCTTCACCTTCGTAAATTGGTAAATCTGGAAAATTAGCTTTAACTGTTTTTTTATATAAACCTGGTTTCATTTCAAAATGTGCTTGAACATCAAAATGTTTTTGTACACCTAAAGTAAAACCACCTGCAAATATATAAGTTCCTAATGCTTTCATCTAATTTCGTAACTATACTTCGTTTCAGGTTGCAATATAAACAAATTTTTGCGTGCTCTAGTTACAGCAACATAAAACACTCTATGTTCGTCATCTGGTTCTGTATTTAATTTTCTCCAAGTTCTATACGAAATATCCGATATAACAACAACATTATCACTTTCACCACCTTTTATTCCATGTATTGTTGATAATCTTATACGAGCTTTGTTCTTAAATAAATCACCAGATTTTTGTAATGATTCAAACATTAATATATCTTCTGGATCTAATCCATAAATTACATCTTGCCATTCACCTTCTGCTATTAGTCCACAATTTTCTCTTAAATAATCTATATCAAAATTTAAAGTTTGATCAACACCTTCTAATTTTTTAAATCCTCTTTTAATTGATACTTTACCATATAAACATTGATAGAGCTTTTTTAGTTCTTCAAATATAATTGTTTCGCCTTTATTTAATTTAATCCAAGCTCTTATTGCAATTACATATTTATTAGTTTTAAATTCGTGATAACCTTTTTCATAAAACCAACCCATTCTTTTACAGTAAGCTTCAGTTCTATTTAATTGGTAACCTGATCTAGCTAATACTAACCATTCACCTTTTGACATATCAACATCTTCTATTGCTGTAATTTCATTTACTGATCCAAGATCATCTCTACAAGACCATTCTTTAGTTTGTCTTAAAGATATTTTATTTGATATATCGCAAGCAAGTTTATGAATAGTTTTAGGAAGTCTATAACTAATTGGTAATACTTCAACTTTACCCTCTATATCTAAAAACTTTTTAACATCAGCACCTGCCCATTTATATATCGCTTGATCATCGTCACCTGCTATATATCTAAACTTACAATGCTCTGATAACTTTTCAATTACTTTCCATTGTTTAGTTGTTAAGTCTTGAGCTTCGTCAACAAATATAATATCTAAATGTGGTACAGTTTTCTCTAATAAAAATACATCTAACATATCTGTAAAATCTAATAATTTTTTTTCTCTTTTAAAACTAGCTAATGCTTTTGAAAAGTATTCTTGTTCTTCCCATGAGTGATCACACTCTAATTCTCTCCATACATCTTTTAAATTTCTTTCGCTTGATCTTGTAACTTCATCACAAAATAAAAGTAAATCACCTTTTTTACTTCCTATAGTTAAACCTGATGTATCTTCGTCAGATACACCTGACATTTCTATTCTAGCAACTTCACTAAATTCTTTTACTCGTTCACCTTTAAATACTTGACCACTATTTATATTTAAAGTTCTATAACATAAACTATGTATCGTTCTAAAGTATTCTAAATTATCTTCATCTATTTCAAACTTTTTAATAACACGTCTTCGTGCCTCTCTTATAGCTCTACGTGTAAAAGAAAAATATCCAATTCGTAAAGGATTATATCCTTCTGCGATTTTTTTCTCTAGTATATCTAATAACGTTGTTGTCTTCCCTGTACCTGGGCTTCCGAATATTTTTATTGTTTGACAATTGCTCATTTAACCTACATGTTGCACAATAGTATTTTTTATTATGTATAACGTGTGCTACGTTTTTACACTTATGACAAACTTTAACTACACTTAGCATAGATTTTTTTAAGAACATCATATTGTTTAGTAGATACTAAAATATGTTCATCAAATTTATCCATCTTTTCTATTAAAGATTGACAAAAATTATTTTCCCAATCATTTAATTTAGTTGAATCTACATTATTTATAAACTTAACTAAATTTTTATATTTTTCTCCATCTATTTTTTTTAATAATTCTTTAGGAATAGCTTGATGAGTTTGTAATAATATTCCTTTTCTTCTTAAATGAAAATAAAGCTCTCTACATAATTGAACATCTAATAATGCATCATGGTAGTTTTGTACTCCTCTATGAAAGAAGTGATTAAAACATTCTTCTAATTTAGGAAATTTATAATCATTATACTTACCTTCTAATTTCATTTCATTCTTAGCAGTCATCATTGTACAATGTAAATTATTTGGTATTTTATACATAAAATTTAATAAATTAAATTCACGTTCTAACATTTGTAAATCAAATGCTAAATTATGTGCAACTAAAGTATGACACTTACTCATAAAATAACTTAAAGTTGACATTGCATACTTAGCTGATATACCTGTTTCTTGTGCTTCTTTAGTTGTTATACCATTAATATCAGAAGCTTCTTTAGGTATAGTAAATTCTGGATACTCATTATTTTTAGGCTCTATTCTAGTTGAATATTGAGCTACAATCTTTTCGTTATCATCTGTAACTTGAAAAGCTAAACTAACAAGTCTAGGTTGATCTTCGTGATTAGGATTTAAATCTCTACGCCACAGGCCATTAGTTTCTGTATCAAAAAATAAAATCATTATATTCCTTTTTTAATATTAGATGAAATACCTTGTATTTGTACTTTAGCATCAATCTTATTTTTCTCTATTTCTTTTTGCATAAATAAAATTGCAGCTGTTAAAGAATCACTTTCAACAGCATAAGCATCGTCATTAGGATCAGTGCTTCGTATAGCATGTTCTAATAAGATATTAATTGCTCGTTCTCTATTCATAAGCTTCCTTCTCTATTTTTGGTTGTTTAAATTCTTCAGTTTGTGTTTCAAAGTTTTTAATTGCCCATGTATTAACGTATTTACCTTTTACTTTTTTTCCTTCGTGTTGAGCACCTAAATCTTTTAAATAAGCAGTTATCTGATTTAATTTAAATTCTTTAAATCTATGTCTATCTAAAAATTCCATAAAATCATTTATTCTAAATTGTGTATGAGTATCTTGTATTACTGCTTTACCTCTTAATATATCTTCAAACTCTGTAGATGATGTAGACCCTGTACAAAATCTTTCTAATAAATCTTTTAATCTACCTTCATTACTTGAATCATCAGAAGCTTCAACTGGTATTACTCTAGACATTAAATCATTAACTGATTCTACCCATAGCTTGTCATTCAGCTTAGGAAGTAACATATCTAAATGTTCAAATACTACTTCTTTAAAATCTAAAAAATTATAAATCTGTTTACTATTTAATGGACCTATCTTTCTTTCATTTATAGTTAAAAAATATTGTGGTGGTTTAGTTAATATTTTAGTAATACTATTTAAAACAGGCATAGTACCATCATCACTTATACCAAATTCACATGTTAAACATTTAGTTTTATTACAGACTGAATTAATAGGACTATCTTTACATTTATAATTGTAAGTTTTTTTATCTAAACTATTTAATACTGATGTAAATTCTCTAGGTTTTAATGGTGGATCTAAATACTCATCATTATATTCTTCTAACTTTTCTTGCCATTCGTCTGGAAATCTTTTTCTTAAATAAACTCCAATATTAAATAATCCATTATTTCTACCACCTTCTCCTAAAGCACCTTGAGATAATAAATCTTGTAAGCAAGGTGGTCCTCCTGGTAATATTTCATTTGACTTATTTACTTTTTTTATAAAACTTAAATCAATTTCATCTAAACTATTAACTGCAAACTTTTCAACCCATTGAATAAAATGTTGAATACTTAAAGCTTTACCATCATAAACTGCATATCTATCTGTTTCATCACCTCCAAAGTATGGCATATTAAGCCAACTACCTACATCTTTTTCATCTAATAATTTAGATTGTTGAGGTCTTAAATCGTATTTAACAAAACCAAAAGCTTTTTGAATTTCTTTTAATTTATCTATCATTGATTTTGCACTTACAAATTTTTTAGTAAATACAAATATATGTGCTCCGCCTGATTTTGATCTACAAACTAATAAATTCTTTTTAACAAATTGTTTTGATATTTTTTCAATATCAACTGAATAATCATCTACGTCAAGACAACCCCATTTACATTTGCTGTCTTCGTTAATAGGAATAACACCTAGACCTGTTTTACTGTCTAGGTGTTCAATCCATAAGTTTTCACTGTAACTCTCTCTTAATGTTTTTCCATAACCATCGAGCTTAGGACCTTTTCTTTCTGTTATAAAGAATTGGCCATAAGCTCTAGTTAAACCTGGAAATATCTCAAAGAGTTTTTTAGAAAGGTGCGTCTTCTCCACTTTCCTCCGTACTCGCTGTTTCTGTATCTACAGGCTCTGATGCTTTAACTTTACCAGTTGTAACTGAATCAGCAAAAGCTTGTGCTTGTTTAAATACATCTTGAGATTTAATTTGACCAGTTTCTTCTATTTTATATTTGTGCCAACTACCTAAATCGTTTTCTGCTTGAACAGTAGATAGATTAAACTCAAATAAAAATGAAGGTGGTTCTACAGTTTGACCTTTAACATTCATTCGTTTCAATTTTAAAAGTGTATTCCACTTTCTTGAAACAGATAAATTACTAGAAGTCATTGTAAGTACAGCAGGTTCATATGCATCACCATTCTTAACTAATACATAATGTTCTGCGGTATCAACTATTTGATTTTCACCTAACATTGACTTTTTAGTTTTAGGATCTATTGTAGTACCTTCAGGTTTATAATCGTGTACAGCAACTAATCCGCCACCTTTATCTCTAGGAACCCACTCTACATAAGATTTTTTATATCCACATGGGATTATTGTTAATCCATCTGTATATAAAGTATTAGAAACAGTATTAAAGATATGACCTTCGTCAGCACCATCAATATATTTCTCATCTTTTTTCTTACGTTGTGGAGACCCTGATTGAACAATCGCTAATCTAGGAATAGTAATATCGTCATTACCGACATTTTGTAAACCTTGACCAGCAGATTTAATAATCAAATCTGCAGATAAATCGCCTAATGCAACTTCTGAGTTTGACTTTTTTGCTACTTGTTTATCACTCATTTATTTCTCCTTTCCGAGCTTTATTTTCGCTATGCTTGCTTCATAGACACTAAATAATTCTTCAGGTAATGTTTTACCTAATTTATATTGGTCTTTGGCCCAAGCTTTTAACGTTTGAGAATGTACGTCAGCTTTTTCATCATAAGGTATATCTTTAAAATTTTTAGATAAAACCTCAATTAACTTATCAGCTTGATCGTACTTTCCTTTAGGGAAACTAACTTTAACATCATGTTTAATTAGTTCCGCATGGCCTTCATCTTCTAACCATTTTAAAGCATCAGCTTTTCTGTCAGCTTTAATTGAGCAAAAGATTTCGTCTTTAACTTTGATTTGAGTGCCATCTTTCAAATCAAATCTTTCTAAACCACCGCATGCTCTCATAGCATCTGGTAGTTCTTCTTCTTGTATCTTACGAATTTCAAGTTTAAGATTTTTTAATTCTTCTTCTTTCTTCGCAAGTTGTTTATTTTTATCTACAAGTTTATTACCAATTCTAGTAACTACTTCTAGTCCTACATCTGGTAACTTTTCTTTTTTCGAGTGTTTTTCAACCTCGTCAAATATCCATGTTTCTTTAGACATTTGCTTTCTCCTTTCTACTAAAGACGTCACAACATACATTATAGTAAGCTCTATTTTCTCTGTCCCACTTTAATATATTTACAACGCCATTGTTAACGTCACCTGCTATTATAGAAGCTATTGCTATAGCAGCAGGATCACCCATTGCTAATAAGTAATCATCATCACTAAAATCTTTTAGTTTTGATTTTAACATTCTAATAATAGGTGCTGGAGATAACATTATTTGATGTCCTGGTGGTAGCAATGGAATTAAATCACCAAAGCGACCGGCAGCCAGTACATTAACATTAGGGTTTTCTTGTACTACATAAACTTTACCCATTTAGTTCTCCTTTCTTCATTTACTATTTACTTATATCGAAAAGTTATATAGAAGTAAATTATAAAATAGAAAACAGAAAGATTTATATGCAAGTACAATTTATTAATGATGATGATTTTATAAAGTATAAATTTAAAACTAAACCATTTAAACATCAGTATGATGCTTTTTTAGAAAGTAAAGATAAGGAGGCCTATGCATTATTTATGGAACAAGGTACTGGTAAGTCTAAAGTTATTATTGATAACATTGCCTATCTATTTAGGAGAGGCTCTATTGATACTGCTATCATTGCTGCTCCTAAAGGTGTATATCGTAATTGGTTTGCTTCTGAATTTAATACGCACATGCCTGAAGATGTCGTACAATTATCTAAAGTCTGTATATGGTCGCCTAGTGAAACGAAAAAAAATGTAGATGAGTTAGTTGATTTCTTAAAAGAATCAGAGAAGTTAAGATTTTTTATTATAAATATAGAAGCTCTATCTACTGACAAAGGTAAAAATTATTTACAACGATTATTAAATACTGGAAAAGCTTTTTTCTGTATAGATGAAAGTACAACGATTAAACATAGAACTGCTAGAAGAACTAAATCAGTTTTAAAACTTGGTCGTATGGCTAAGTATAGAAGAATACTAACAGGGACACCAGTGACCCAAGGTCCTCTAGACTTATGGTCACAAGTTAATTTTCTAGATGAATATATTTTACAATCTAGTTTCTATGCATATCGAAATGCTTATTGTGTACTTCGTAGAAGACGTACATCAACTCATAGTTTTGATGAAATAGTAAGTTATCAAAGATTAGATGAATTACAAGATACTTTAAAGCCATATAGCTTTAGAGTAACTAAAGAAGAATGCTTAGATTTACCACCTAAATTAAGGCAAAAACGAGAAATAGAGCTTAATTCTCACCAGAAGCGTCTATATCACACACTTAGAAAACGTGCTATAGTAGAACTAGAACAGTCTAAATTAGTGACTGCGCCTCTTATAATCACACGAATATTACGACTTCAGCAGATATTATCTGGTTTTATTAAATATGACGATGGAAGAGAAGAAGTTATCCCGGGAACTAACCCTAGACTAGAAGAACTAATGAATGTGTTAGAAGAATCAACTGGCGGTGTAATTATATGGGCTACGTTTAGAAGAAGTATAGAAATGATCTATGATGCTCTAGCTAAAAAATATGGTGCTAGTAATGTAGCTACATATTATGGTGAAACTGAATCTGAATTAAGACAAGAAATAGTTACTAAGTTTCAAGCTGGTGAAATTAAATATTTTATAGGCCAACCTAGAACTGGAGGTTATGGTCTAACTTTAACTAATGCAAAAACAGTTATCTATTTTAATAATACTTATGATATGGAAGTTAGATTACAATCAGAAGATAGAGCACATAGAATAGGTCAAAAAGATAAAGTTACTTATGTAGATTTAGTTGTACCTGGAAGTATTGATGATAAGATACTTAAAACTTTAGATACTAAAAAGAAACTCGCTGATCAAATAACAGGTGATCATTGGAAAGAATTATTTAGTTAGGCGGCCCGCCAAAAAAAGCAAGAAGACACATAAGAATAATAAGTATTGCTGTAAATCTGTAGTCCACTTGGCAGTCTCCATATTATTTCTTTTTAATTATATCGGCTCCTTTCAAACCATAAATTGCTGATACCACTCCAATAAATAAAGCTTGATACCAAAATGGCATGTTGCCAAAGTATTCAAAGAAGGTGTCTAATTTAGTACGAATTTCTGGATCGTCAGAAAAGATAGACCACACCAATATAATAACAGGAGCGGATACCAAAAGTAAGACAAATTCATCTTTCCAGCCTTTATCATTAGACGCAATAATTTCCTTTTTGTATTCAATTTCGCCTTTCGCCAACCGCTCAGCATGCAATCGCTCAGCGTCTGACATTAACATTTTAGTTTGTTGTCTGTTCTTATAAATATGCGATCCAGCTTTGAATAGCATACTTGCTGCATTTAACCACATTTTATGTCCTCCTTGTGTAACCATTCTTTAAGAGGAAAACCTGGGCAATTAGGTTTATTCTCTTGAACGTCACTGTGTCCAACGATTTCTTTTATATGCGGATATTTTTTTAATAACATCTCTATCGTATCTTTTAAAGTAAAAAATTGCTCTAAAGTAAAATTATTTTCAGGACCATTATCTTCAGCCATACCACCAACTAAACAGATACCAATACTTCTAGAATTAACAGCAGGCGCATGTGCTCCTTTATAACCTATAGGTCTAGCTATTTCTAATTTACCATTACGTCTAATAATAAAATGGTAACCAACATCGTCCCAACCGTTTTGATCCACGTGCCACTTTCTAATTTCATCATAACCAATATCCATTGTAGCTTTAGTTGCAGCACAATGTACTACGATTATATCAGTATTAGTTCTTAACTCCATGTAACACCTCTTTTTTCTACTATTCTACACTTTTTTGTGTTTAAATCTACTTTAATTATTTCAATATTTTTATTTTTAATTCTAGGTACTCTAGATATAGAGCTTCCATCTTTTCTTTTATTTTCTACTTTAACATCAAATAGTCTAGTTTTAAATGTAACAGGATCCACGGCTACCAAATCTACAGCCGAATGTGTTTGACAACCAGTAAATACAAAATAATTATTTTCTTGTAACCAACAGATAGCTAAATTTTCTGCGTAACAACCTTTGTTTTTTGTTATCACTCACTATCTTCTTTCTTCAACTTCTTCTCAAACTCTCTTTTCTCTAAGTCGATTTCTTTTACTTTTCCACCTTTAATAAACATATCATATAATTTTTCTATCTTAGGTGTTAAATGTTTATCTAAATATTTAGGTGCAGTTGCACCAGTTTTACCGACAACTGCATTAACTACAGCATCAATCGGAGTAAATATATCAGGTGATCCTGGTGGTACGTCTTCTCCTTGAACACTTTCTGTAATCTTATCTTCCATATATTCTTTTGTGTATAATGGATTAGTTTTTAAATCAAAAGTTTTTCTAGGCATAAAATCTTGTGCTGCCTGTAAAACTTTTTTAAATAAATTTTTATGTTGTGGTTTAGAGCTTTCTCCTAATCTATCTAACCATCTAGGATAATTTCCACCTAAAAATTGATTTCTAATAGCTTGAGTAAATTTAGCATAATCACTTAATAATTCTAAACTATCTCCTCCTAAATCCATACCATCATAAATACGACCTAATCTATTTACAATTAATCTTTTGTGATTTAATGGTCCTGCAAATATATCTATAAATAATCCAGCTCTATTTGCAGCCTCTGTTAAACCTTCTGTAACTTTACCGCCTAATTCAGGTTGCTGAACAATTTTTAAAACTTTAGCTATACTTCTATAAGATTCAGTAAATTCTTTACCATATAAATTATCAAGTACACCTTTATTTTGAGTTAAAAAATCATCTAATAAATTTCCATTTAAAGCTTTTACATTAGTACCTTGTACATTAGTTTTAACAGCGTTCATCATTTTTTGTAAATATAATTTTCTAACATCAGTTGTTAATTGATTTGATGTTTTAGATAATCTACTTATTAATGGTTTAATATCAATTTTATTTCCTATTCTAAATATCTCATCAGCAATTGCTGTACCAGTTCCTTGATCTAATAACTTAACATTTAAACTTGGTAATTCTTTAGATACAATATTTTGAATATCAGCGTTTTGTTTTACAAGATCATCATATAATTTCATCGCTGATCCAGTGTCTTTAGCAAATTGTTCGTAAAGATCATCACCTAAAATTAATCTATAATTGTCTCCATACTTTTTAATAAAAGCTTTATGAGATAGTTTTTCTTTTTCACCTGCAGCTTTAGGAAAAACATTATCGTAGTAATGTTGATACAAAGATCCTTTGATTTTATTATTTTGTGTAAATGTAGTAAATTTACCTTCTATTAAATTACCTAATTTTTCGGCATTATTTAATCCTTGTTTAGAGTTTTCAGTAACAGAATTAAATACATTTCTACCAGTACCAGTTAAGCTTGCTGATTTAATAACTTGTGGTTTAGGTCCGTATCCGATTTCGTCTGCTAATTGACTTAAAAAACTATTTTTATAATTAAATAATAAATCTTTATATTCATTATAAAAAGCAGCAGTATCTGGACTTTTTTGTACAGCATCATTTATTGCATCATCGAATATACCTTTTAAATTTCTTATAGCATCTCTAGTTCCAGTAGGTACAGCATCTGTAATATCTATATTTTGTAAAGCTCTTTTAATTGCTAAAGCATTATTAAAACTTAAATTATCTATACTTGTAACACCACCTTTTAAAATTTTTAATTGATCTTTTACTAATCCAAATTGTCCGCCGTTAGCTTCTAAAAAATTAACAAATTCATTTATAGTTTTTTGTTTTTTCCATTGTGCTAAAGCTTTTTTACCTTTAGGCGGATTAGGTGATATTTTTTTTCTTAAAGTTAAATCGTATTCATTAAAAATATTTTTTAAAACTTTAGTTCCTTTTTCGTCTAATTTAACTGATAGTTGATTTGCTTTAGCTGACTTATCTATTTTAGTTTGTAATAAACTTAATCTAGAATTAATTTTTTCATTAACTTCATTAAATACAATACCCATTTTATCAATTTGATCTGTTTCATAAGTTTTGTATAAATTATCTTTTATTTTTTGTGTATTAGCAAAAGCTTGTTTAACACCTTTATCAGCATTAAATAATTCATCTTCTCTAATATTTTTTACATTCTTTTCTATGTTATCTAAAATAGTATCACTGGTTTTAGCATTCATATCATCTATACCAGTAGTGTATTTTAATATTTTCTTTTCTACTTCTTTATTCTGTACTCTAATATTTGCTGAGTTTAATGCATTCTTATAAGTTTGTTCAGCTCCAAATTTACCACCACCTTTTGGAATAATACCGCTTTCTGGTATCATATTTGCTACACTGATTGCAATATAATCATTTGCAATATCATCAGGGACTCCAGCATTTTTTAAAACTGTTTTAGCTTCATCAATTGTTTTAGTCATTTCTGAATCTAAAGTTCCGCCTGCTTTTAAAAATTTACCTACAGTATCTCCAGATAATCTTTCGCTTCCTGCCATAAATACTTGTTGTTTTATAACTTTAGCAAGTGGTAAAAATAAAGCAGTTGCTGCAGCATCAAATGCTCCAACTTTTGCTGCTTGATTAAAAGCTAGTTCATCAAATTCTTCTTCTGTTATATTATCAAATAGACCATATTTTTTACCTAACAATAATCTATAATATTCTGCACCTGCAGCAGATAAACCCGATCCAACAATAGTTCCTCCAGGACCAAATCCAGAGCCAACAGTTCCTCCCGCAATACTTGCTCCTATTACCATAGCATCACCAGCAAAACCTTGAAGATCAGAAGTATCAAAACCTGGTTTATTAAAAGTATAAAGAAAACCATCGCCGCCTAATTCTTTAGGAATAGAAAATACTAAACCATTATATGAATCATTTCCTGCACCTACTTTTTGATTTTTAACTACAATTTTATCTTTATACTTGTCAACAAGTTCTTTATCTAAACCTTGATTTTGTACTAAGTCATCTGCTAATAATTTTTTAGCACCAAATAATTGTGCGTCTGGTGTATTAAGACCAAAACTTAATTTATATCTTACATCAGCTGGAGCTTCTTTATTAGTTCTTACACCAAATAAATTAAATACTTTTTCTTTATCAGGCATGTAATAACCTAATCCTTCATCTAGTCCTTCTATAAATACTTCATCATATTCCTGTGTATCTTTTTTAATTTTTTTAGAAGTGGATTTCATTAAGTCAAAGTCATAACCTTGACTTGTAAATATATCTTTTTCAGTTTCTGGTTTTTGTTGAGTTTTTAATTCTGATAAATAAGTATCTTTATCTATTGCACCTGTAACTAATCCCTCTGCAGTTTTTTCATCAAGACCACCAGCAATTAATTCATTAAAAACATTTTTTTGCTGTGAAGAAAGTTCTGCCATTTTTTATTTATTTCCATTTATTAATTCATCAGTAACTTTATTTTGTATTAAATCTTGAATATTTTGTTCTTGAGCTTCTTGAGTTTTTTTGTAAGTATCGAAATAATTAGTAGTTCCACCTTTAAATTGTGGTGCTAACTCTTGATAGTAATAAGCATTAATAATTCTAAATGGATTAGCATCTTCCGCTGTTCCAAATAATTCTACTAGACTTTCTTCTGTTACTTTATCTTTTAATTCATCAGCTAAAGCTTGAGCTGCTTTTTCATTTGCAACCTGTTCAAATTCAATATTTTTATTTATAAATGCTTCTTCTTTAGCAAAATTAGGTATTTTATTATTAATTTCCATCATAGCTTTTTGAGCAGCAACAAGTTTTCTTAAAGCTTGTGGATTAGTTCCGATGTCACCAATTGTACTTAATAACACTTGAATATCTTTATCAGAAGCTGGATATAAATCTTTTACTTGAGATACGATAGCTTGTTTAGTTGCAGCAGAAAATAAATCTTTAAAAGCAACTTTATCTTCAGCAGATAAATCTTGACCTTTTTCGTAACCAGAAACATTTTCTTTTAATTTATTATATTTATCAGTTAAATCTAATTCAGAAAATATTTTTTCAAATGGTGTTAAAAACTCTGATACTAAACCAGTAGGAGCTTCAAAACCTTTTTGAGCTAATTTATATAACTCAGTATATCTTTGATCTAAAGCACCATACTGAGTTTTCTTATCTCTCATTCTTGTTTGAAAATTTGGATATTCTTTTAAAATAGCTTCACTTATATCATCTCTAAATCTAGGTGCTTCACCTCTTAATGCTTTTTCTAAAGAAGCTTGTGCTTTAAGTTTAGAAGCTTCTGTTGCTTTACGTTTTTGACCAATAGCTTCTGATTCTAAAAATCCTTTTTTTTGACCTTTAGCAATCATACCAAATTCTGATGTTGCTTGACCAATTGGTTTATATGAAGAAGCTTCTATAATAGTATTAAGACCTTGTAAAAATCTAGTTCTTTTTTCTCGATCATCATAAACAGATTCCATTTTTTTATCTATGCCTTCAGTAAATCCTGTAAGTGCATCACCTACAGAAGATACAAATTGCCTGAATCCACCTTCTTTTTTTTCACCACCACCATCACCATTTTTTTTATTACCGACTTGATCTTTAAGTGCGTTACCACCATCTACACCAATTTTACCGTCATTCTCTAATTCTTTTAATCTTTCGTAATCTCTGTTTTTTGCTCTTATTAAAGAACGTAATTCTAAATCTTCAATGCTTTTTTCTGATTCAGCACCTGGTTGAGCTACAGATTCAATATCTTTATCTTCTTCATTCACTGCCATATTAATCTCCTACATAAATCCTGATAAAGCTTGAGCTCCACCGACTATTTGTGAAAACGTACTTGGTGATCCTACTGGTGTTCCTACAAAGCCTGATCGTTCTTCTCCATAAGTTCTTATAGGTGCTCCTGCTAATGCACCAACCATTTGTCTAATTTGTCCTGCTGGATATTCTCTTTCTTCAATGAAATCTCTATATTGTTCAGCAAGTCCTGCTTGTTCTATTCCTCTTGCTAATTGTCCAAATTGACCTAAACCTTGTGCTGCTCCAGCAAGTCCTGATAATTGAGATTGTGCTGCTTGTAATTGTGAAGCTCTATCTTGAGCAAATCTTTGTGCACCTGATTCAAAACCAGCTTGTCTTAATCTTCCTGAAGTATCAACAACTTGTTGTAAATATCTTTCTCTACCTAAAGCTCTTTCTACACCTTCTCTACTTCCTCCAAAAGCTCCTGCACCAATTGCCTGAGTTGCCATTCCTCTTTGTTGTTGACCATAAGCTTCTCCTAAATCTGATAATGTAGATTCAATAACAGCATTCGTATAAGGATTCATATACTGTTGCATTGTTGCAGTATCAAAAGTTTGTGCTCCTATTTGAGCTAACTGTCCAGCTTGTGGTAAAATTTGAGTACCATAAACGTTAGCAACTTGTTGTTCTTGTGGAGTAAGTTGAGCTATACGTTGACCTTGATAACCTTCATAAGGTTGTGTAAATACATTCTCTGCTGTTCTTAAAGTTCTTTCTTGAATCTCTTTAAAATATTCAGGGATTTGAGAAGTAACTGTTTGTTGACTTGGTGCTTGAATGACAGTTGTTGATGGTTTAAAAAGACTACCCATTGATTATATATGTTCCTCCAATATTTTTATATCCTAATTTGACAAAGGCGTTGTGTTTTCTTTCAACGTCTTTACCTTGAAATACTTCGCATATAGCTGTAAGCTTATTAGCCAATGCGTATTCTTTAAACACTAACATAGTAGCTTTAAAGATATGAAAGTTTCGATACTTAGGATGTATATGTAACCATAAAGTTCTTAAAAACTTTTTATCACTATACCAAGTTTCGTCTATTGTAGCAGCCATAGTTCCTACAATATTATTTTCATATTCCACTACTATAACAAAACTATTACGAATGTAAAATATTATATTTTCTAGAGCTTTTTTATTATTAGTGTTTCCAAAGTTAAATGGAGCTTCTACAAGCCATGTTTTCAATAATTCTCGTATTCTTACAGCATCATCTATACGAGCTAATCTAATTTTATATTTATCTTTTTCCATCTGGTCTTACATTGATTCTTAATGTACCAAATCGCCAATTACTACCTAATTCGTCACTTTCTATTTTAAGAGAAGATTGTCTACCTCGTATTCTAGAATTATAAAAAGCTGTCGTATTTGACACTGTAATAGCTTCTCCTGTAGTCTTAGAGCTATTAGGATAATCTCTAGCTGATAAAGTAATAATAGTATTACCAGTTTGATTTTTAAAATCTGGTATAACTTTATTAATAAAAGTAAAATTCTCTCCATCTGCAATATCTCCATCACCTGATTCTATATAAGCAGTTATAGCAGAACCATCAGCATCTACACCATCTTCATGACGATAGATTAAACTTCGTCCAGCAGTTAGACCATATATTGTAGTATAAGTATTAGCAGTAGAGTTAGCAAAATATTCTGTAGCTATTGGATTTAATTCTACTCCATTATCTAAATATGTACTTCTCGATAAATTACCAAAATACCAACTATTTTCTAAATGATTATAGATTACATATTTATCTACAAAATTAGAATTAGCAGAGCAGTAGTACCAAACAACTTCAGAAAAATCAGAAGTTTGTCCTGCATATACTTGAGCGTATTGAGTTTTATTTATATTATCAAATACATGATTTAATATAGGACAAGGTATTTCTTGAACAGCACCAGCAAATCTAAAAAATTGACCATCGGCCATCCAATAGGCAACGTCATCTATAACTATTGCACTGTTTAATCCAACAGCTCCACAGTCATTACCGAGTTGACGAAAACCAAATATAAAAGGTGGACCAATAAAAGACATTGAATGTAATGTTGTATCTGTCCATACTAGAATAGTACCTTTTGCAGGTTTAGCTGTTCTTATTTCACTACCACCCGCAATTCTTTGTGAGCCCGCTGAGTTAGTTGCGTTAGGCGCCCAAAAATTGTAATTTTCTTGATCTGACCATCTTATAAATAATTTATCTTGTGAAGAAATATCTCCAATTGTAGTTTCTGTTCCCATACAAATTAAATGCCTAGTTTCTGTAGATACTACAGATAAAGAAGAAGATGTAGGAGCATTAGAAATAGCGGTAGCTGGATTACTAGACATACCAGCTGATTCGTCCCATTCGTAACTAGCTCCATCTCTTTGTGTTAAAATTAAATCTTCTCCCCAATTATTTAATGACCACTGTCTCATATCTAGTGTAACTTCTGATGTAGTTCTAGGAGTATTCCATGTACTTTCAGAGTAAGTACCAGCTGACCAACCATATCCAAAAGTTTGAGTTGTAGGACCAATATTTAATTGATAAGATATATCGCAATTAGCAGAGTCAGTTACTGTAGAAGTAGCTGTACCTGGTGTAGTTATAGTATATGCATCTGAATTATTAATAGATACAATTTCAAATTCATTTTCTAAATCAGTAATAGTAATTCCGCCTACATTTGCTGATACATTAGATATTGTTATAAATGATCCTAAAGTTGCACCATGAGCTGAATGATTTACTATTACATTAGAGCTAGTATCAGTAGTAGTAAATACAGAAGTTAAACTATTAGATTGTCTAATAGGAGTAATATCTTGATTTTGTCCACCTTGATAAACATAAACTTTTTTATCTCCTCCTATAGATTGATAACGTGTACCATCTAAGCTAATCCAAGAAGCTATATTCGAAGGTCTTCCTACATAATAATCTTGACTAAATTTAGTCCATCCACCTATTTTTTGTGGTAGTCCTTTTCTAAATCTAATCTTATCGCAGTCTGTCCATCTACCTTCTGCACCGGTTTCGGTGTTTTCAGTGTCTAAACCAGGTTGAAAATTTAATTGAGTTAATGGCATAATTTTTGAATTATATAACAAAAATTATAAAAATATAGTGCTATTTTTTGAGCATTATATTCCAATCTAGCTTAGAGATCAAACTTTGTAAATAAACTTCTTTTAGTTTGTTTTCTTTCAAATATTGATATAATTCTTCTATATCAACAATAACCCATTCATCCTTAGTATCAAATACCATTTTATCGGCTTTACTTTTAAAATAACCTTGTTTTTCTAATCTGTTATTATTAACTTTCATAGGACGTACATCAAATTTAAATATTTGATTAGATTTATTTTTTAACATCCCTTGTACATGCCAAGATTCTGCTTTACTTGGATAAGTTATTTCTTCTAAACAAGAATTTGCAAATTTGTGAACCATAGACATTAAATATTAAAAATTATTATTTAAACGGCTTACCTGTTACCCAAGTCACTAATGAATTTCTTTCTCCTTTTGTTACAGGCATAACTTCATGTAATGTATATGAAGGAAATACTATTAGTGTTCCTTGATCTTTATTCATCATAACATGATCTTCCACACCATTATCAATATAAAGTTCACCACCCTCATATTCTTTAGGATCAGTAAGTTGAATTGAAATAGATAATTTTCTAATTGGAAAACCGAATCCTTTATCAACGTGTCTATTATATTTTCCTGATGGTGCTTTATAATTTGTAAATTGTAATCCTTCATTAATTCCAGATAAATCAAAATTAAAAAAAAGTTTATTAATCTCTAATGTAATGTCTGTTATTCTACGAAACACCCATTCCATATTGTCACCAGGATGTAGCCAACATATTTTAGAATCTCTAATATTATTTAATTTTTTATCTTGATTATCTTTTCTTACCAAAGCATCATTTAAACCTTTGATTTTAGCAAGTTTAATTATTACTTCACAGTCCTCTTTTGTAAATGCGTTTTCATAAAAAGCATAACTATGAATTTTATCTAAATAAAAATCCCAAGATGAGTTTGTTATTTTTTCCATAATTCATTTAATTAAAAATAGTTAAAATTTATTATATATCTAAAATCAGCATTATTAGATGTTACTCCTCTATGTTCAATATTAGAATCAAATATAACAATTTTATTTTCTTCTGATTTAATAAATTTTATTTCATTATTTATTTTAAATTCAGTTCCTCCATCACAATTGTTTAAATATAATATTGCAGTTTTACAATTAAAATTATTGTCTATATGAAAATCAGAATGTTTATTTTTAAAAAAAACAGAAGGGGTTAAATTTGATCTTACTTCTATTACAGCTTTTGAATTTAATTTATCTAAAATTGGGATTATATATTTAAAATACGTATCACAATTTATTCTATTATCATTATAGAAAGAATGTGTAAAATAACCTAAGTTATTTGAGGTTCCTCCAACCATAGTTTTCCTCTGATACCAAGCAAACTCTGATTTTGTTACAAGTTTTTTTAAATCTTGAAAAAAAGAATTTTCAAGAAAATTTTTTATTACTTTTACGTTTTTTGTTGGTTGATGCATAATTATTCCTTATTTAAATATATATTTAGTACAATTGTAATTCTTGTTTTGTCTGAAGTTTGCATAGGTACATAGTGATGTAAAAAAGAAGGAGTAATACAAAAACAATTTTCTTCAATATTAAAATTCCAATAATCCATAACCCAAGAATTATTTGGATCACTTGAATCTAATAAATTTAAAAGTTCCGGTCTTAAATATTTTAAATAACCAACATAAGTGTTTTTATTTTCAAATACTGTTGGTTTATGTTCTTCTTTATCAAATTTTAAATAATGTACAGCTGTAAAATCCGCACCGTCGTGATAATGAGATTGCATATTTTGATTAGATTTCATACAAGTATAATTAACAATTTTAAAATTATATTTAATTTTTTGACTAAATTTTAAATTGTTTAAGTAAAGTTCAATATCATTTTTATACAAAGGTATTAATGTTTTATAATTTATATCTTTAAATTTTTTGTTATTTAAATCTTTATTACTGTGATGTAAATTTGAGTTTTTGGTATCCCATTTATTTCTATTAGCGTCTATTTTATAATTATATTCAATGTCTCTGATAATTTTTTTCTTATCAAAGTTATTAGAGTTAATTTTTGTTATTAATGTAGGAAAACTAAAGAGGTTTACTATCATTTTTTCTTTCTATATTTTAAATAAGTTAAGATTGTGTCCTACCTCAAATTTATTACTTTCACGTTAATTATTCAGAAACTGTAGTTTCTGCAGAAACTAAATCCCAAGTTTGATTAGTTTCATTCCAATCATATAGTTCTTTACCTTCAGGTCTTACCACAGGTGCTTCCCAAAGGCAAGTGGTTTCATTTAATATCCAAGATGAATAGGGTTTTGGTGGAATAAAAGCATCTTTATCTTCATCATAAGTATAACCAATTCCAGCAAAGTTTTTTCTAAAAGGTGTACCTCCTAATACATGAACTCCACCTCTCGTATTATAAGAAGTTTGTTTCCAAATAGAATTTGGTTCTTTATATAAATTTTTTAAAAATTCAATACCAATAGATTCTTGTTCTATTCCATTTGAATCTTGTATTACATCGTTTACAACAGATTCAACTCTTAATACTATATTTTGTGAATTTAATTTTGAAAATGATGCCATTATGTTTCGTAACTCCCTGACCCATTAAATTGAATTATTGTATTTCCACCTGATTCCGTAACTGTTGGAGAACCTGTTGTTGTACCAGTATAATTTTCAGTTGGTACACTTAAAATAACTACACCTTTTCCGCCTTGACCAGCAGGTACACCACCTGGGCCACCGCCACCGCCACCACCAGTGTTAGCTGTACCAGGGCTACCGCCGTTGCCTCCACCACCAGAACCTCCTGATCCTGCACTAGCACCCCAATAAGCGCCACCGCCACCGCCACCTGCTCTTGTGACTGAAGAACCTGTTATTGAAGAGGCTGTTCCAGCTCCACCAGGACCGCATGCACTACCACCACCAGGGCTACCTACTGCACCAGCTCCTCCGCCTCCTCCTGAGGGATAAGGAGCACTAGGTCCATTTGAAGGACCACCATTATTTCCTTCTGAAGGTGTATAACCTCCGGCGTTACCAGCACCACCTGCATTTGACGAACCGCCTATTGCGCCACCGCCACCACCGGAACCACCAGGTTTACCAGGAGAGCCTCCATTAGGGCCACCTGCTCCTCCACCTGTTGAATTTATTGTGCTTAATCCTGATCCTGATATTTCAGAGTTATTTCCGTCAACACCACCACTGGAACCACCATCACCTACTGTGACGGTAATTGTGAATGATTCATTCATTGTTTGAGTTGATGTTCTGTATCCTCCAGCTCCACCTCCACCACCTCCGGTGGGTTGTCCTCCTGCAGCACCTCCACCTATAACTAAAAAATCTATATCATGGGGTGAAAATCCTCCACCACCTCTTTGACCAAAACCTTTTGCAGATCCTGATCCAAATGTTCCTAATAAAGGCATTAATATTTCTCTCTAAGCAAATTGTGTTAGTGATGCTAATACTGTAAAAGTTGCATCAGCAGTTTTAATAATTGTATATGTATATGTATCTAATGAACTTGCATTACCTGCAGTTGGTGCAGCTCCACCTTGCCATTCTGGAGTAACTGAGCTACCATCAACTTGTACAGCTGAATTATAGTATGGAGTTCCACCTTGAGATACAATATGTGCTACTGTTATTGATTCGCCAGTATCCATAATACTATTTAAAGTATTAGATCCGTCACCTCTGATATTTAATGTCCAGTTTGCTGAAGCATCTGTAGTGAAGTTCCATACAGCTTGAGTTAAAACATCGTAGTTGATTGTACCTGTTGCAGCAGTAGCTTCAGTTGTAACTTTTTCTGCTAATTGTTGAATTTTACCTCCGCCATTAAAAGTTACTCTTCCTGCAACTCCATTAGGAGATAAAAGAATATCAGCATTAGCTGTTGTTGAAGTTACATTAGGATTAGATCCAGCAATTGAAATTGTATTAGATGTTGCGTTTAAATTTGTACCAGAAACATTGGCTGAACCAATTATATTAGTACCAGAAACATTTCCTGAAGAAGTTATAGATGTCATAGCTATATCACCTAGATCACCCATTACATCAACCATAGTAGTTCCATCTGTATATACTATAGTTTTAGCACCTTGTTTAAGAGTTACACCAGTTCCACCTGTTGGACCAAAAGTTAAAGTTTGTGAACCAGTTGTATTATTAAATACAATATATTTAGTTTCTACTGCATCAGTAAATACATTAATATCTCCTGTTAAAGCACCTGTAAATTCTAATACTGCATTATGTACTTGGTCATCTGTTGCTGAATCGTCTGTATTAGATGTTGAATTGTTTGAAGTTAAAGTAACATTAGCAGAACCTGCAACGTCAACTGATTGATAACCTTTTACTGATGAATCAATTCTATTAAAAACATAATTAACTAGATTACCCCAAGTTCCTGAATTTTCTCCAGAAGCTTGTCTCTCTAATTTTAATCTCGATGTATAACTTGATGGCATAATTTTTTATACTCCATATTTTAAATAATGTAAATAATATATATTTGTCATCATTTGTCTAGTGAATATTAGTCCAAGTTTCAGTAATATTACCTCTAATTGGATCCCAAAATTTAAGTGTTGTAACATTAGCATTTGCTCTATTTCCTTCAATAGATATAAAGTTTTCAGAATTAGGTACTATATCAGCTAACGTAATAGTAACTCCATTACCGGTCATAGATAATATTTGTCCTGTACTTAAAGTAATAGTATTAGCTGTAGTTGTTAATTCTTCTCCAGTAATAGGTATTATATTTTCAGAAGTTATAGAAATGTTATTTAAATTAATATTTAATTCTTGACCATCTATTGAAAGTATTTGGGCAGTTCCTACTTGTATACCATCATTATTAAGTTCTACATTAGCTTCTAAAGTAGGAGTATTAATAGTAATAGATCCGTCAGCTAATACAGCAAAAGTATTAACAGTTGCAGATAATAATTCTTCACCAGTTATAGTTAAAGAAGCTGTACCTGTTACAGTTTCTTCACCTTGAGATGTAATTAATTCTTCACCACTAATAGTAATAGGAGCACTAGCTGTAACAGTTATAATGTTAGCAGTAGTAGTTAATTCGCCTGCTGTAGTTGTTGCAAATACATTACCGTTACCAGTTAATACAAAACCTAAACTAGAATTCCATTCTCCAACATTCCATTCTTCTCTTCCCCAACCAAATCCTAAATTTAAATCAGTTATTAATTGACCAGCTGTAGTTAAAGATACAAATTGATCTGGAGCTTGATTCCATGTAGCTGATGAATAAGTTCCTCTATTCCATCCAGCTCTTATTTCAGCATTAGCAACTACATCACCTACAGATGTGGTAACAGATTGACCTGTTAATACTGCGCCAACTGCAGCATCATTCCAAGAACCTAAGTTCCAATCACCTTGGCTCCATGTACTTGCCATAAGGATTTCCTCCTTATGCTATTCTAATTAAGCCGTTAGTAGCGTCAGCGTTAGGAAACTGTAACTCAAATGTACCGTTAGTAGAAGTTTTAACACCTCCAAAATCTAAAACTGCAATAGAAGAATTACTATTGTTAGCGTTGTAGATTAATGCAGCTTGAGCTGAAATAGTTGCGTTTGCAAAAGAAACGTTATCAGCATCAAAAATTGCAGTAGTACCATCAGTAGTGATAGTAACATTTGTAAGTGTTGCACCGCCAGTAGTATAATTAGTTCCGCTATCTGAAATTTCATTAGCAGTTATATACGCAGCAGTGTTTTGGTTAAGAGTTGCAGTGTTGTCGTAAAGTGCACACTTCAATGTCTGAGCTTCTAAGTTTCCGCCAGGCGACATTAAGTCTTGCTTAAACGACACTGTAATCGCTTGAGATATTGCCATTTTTATTGTCCTCCAGTTAATGTGTTTTCGCCTAGTGGACTACCTGGAAACTTGTAGTCAGTTCTTCTGTTTCTACGAGCTTCGTTATTAATAGCAGCCACACTTTCGACATACTTTTGTTTGTATATATTATAGTCTTCCATGTTCTTTGTAAAGAGATTTGCTTCAGATAAACAACCAAATAAAAGAGCATCAGAAGCATTTTCAGTATACCAATTAGTAGTGTTAGTATTAGATAATGGATTAATTCTTCCTTGATAACCTAACTCCATAGTATATACAGCATCTGGTGTTGGAGCTAAATATAATGTGGTATCATCAAAATTAGCAAAATATCTAGGTTGTGCTGTTAAGGAAGCATCAGGCCAATATTCTTGTAAATATTCTAATGGTTTAATTTCTAAAAATACTCTATTACCTGAGCTGTCTATTATATTTAAATAATTTAAAAGCATAGGTTCAATTGCTGATGGAAGAGTTATAAATCTATCTCCTATAGAAGTAGATGAAGTTACATTTTCATTAAAACCTGTAGGATCAATTTCTCTAGATAATTTTAATTGAGTATTATCAATAAAAGTATCTAATTGAGCTACAAAATCAGTTCCTGTATTTTCTGCCCAAGTTTGTATATCAGTCTTTAGACTGCTGTATGTCATTGGCATTGTTTTCTACTCCTTCAACTTTAAACTTAGTCCATACATGACCTCTAAATGCATATGTACCATAATGCGTAAGAGGACTATGTAAATCAGCATATATCTTTCCACCGATTTTTTGCCATAATCTGCAAAAAGCATAATCTTCTGATAAATATCTATTACTTTTTTCATCAATAATACAGTCAAAAAGTGCATAACAATTGTCACTTGAAAATCTATCTCCATTTATTATTTGATCAGATGTATATTTAAGATTAGGATAAGCTTCTATCATTTTATAAAATACTTCTTTTTTAATACACATAAAGCCTGTCGCTGCATCTAATACTTCAGTAAATCCATTTTTAACTTCTATATTTAAAGGATTTGCAAAATTTAAATTATATCCTAAAGCTTTTTGTTCTAAATTTTCATAATCTTTTTTTTCAGCATGAGATTTAACAGTATTCCAATCTATAGATTTTCTAGGGTATATTCCACAAGCTACATCGTAATCACTTTCTAATAATCTCATTATAGCTTCTCCACCAAAACCTATATCGCTATCTATAAACATTAAATGTGTAAATCTATTCGGATCTTTTTTATCAGCATCTAAAAATTGAGTTACTAAAGTATTTCTAGCTCTAGTAATTAAACTTTCATTACCCATAGTATTTAAATGTAACTGTATTCCTCTTTTACCAGCCTCAGTTACAGCATTTAAAATACCGTGTAAATATGATTCTGTTAATTGACCGCCATAACAAGGAGTTGCGATCATAACTCCTAATTTTTTTTGATTTGTCATGTAGACACTGTAACACTTCCTAGCCCAATTGATAACAAATTTGTGCTTGCTTGTGCGACACCTACATTAGAAACAGAGCCTGATGTAGATGGATATATTAAAGTAATTTGATTAGGAACACCACCAGTAGCTGATAAATTAGCTTGTGGTCTAGCGTCTTGTAAAGATTCAGCATCAGTAAAATATGTTAAATCTAATTGTGGTTGTTTCTTTTCAAATTCTGAACTATGAACCATACTACCATTCCATTCAAATACCATTTCATTGTATGGAAATTCTAAACCAGAACGATCAGATATAGCTCTAGCATATTTACCACCAGAAAATTTTTGATGTGGTGCTCTATGCGGTTTATTACTTCTATCTGCGTATCTTGCCATTAGTTATAATAACTTGTTGATGGTAATATTCTCGTAGATGGAGTATCATCACCTGCGATTAATCTTTCATAAGCTTGTTCGTAATCTAATTTTAATTCAGCTCTAGTTGCTTGTTGTATTCCACTTCTTTTTTTAGATAAATAATAAGCAAGACCAGCACACATACATTCAAAAGCTCTAAATGGTATATCAATATTTTGTTCTACTCCATTAACTGTAGAAGCTGTAATATCTTGTATCTTTCTCATTCTATAATATCTTAATGTATAAGCTTGATCAGGTGTTGGGTAAATTAAAACTTGTGGAGTATTTAATCTTTGTAAATAAAACTGTGTAGGTCTAGATTGAGAAGTTTTATTTGATATAGCAGCATAATCATTAACACCTAAACGTGTCATTGAATATTCTGTAGTTCCATCTAAAATATTTGCATTAATAATATCTATTGTATCATAATCAAGTGTATAAGTATTAGTACCTTGAGTTAATGATAAATCTTTTAATTCAACTGTCCATTGATTGTAACCACGATTAGCCCAATCACTAAACATAATATTTAAACTACGTCTAGCTGACCTTACATCATAACCTAAAATAGGATCTCCTCCTATTCTATCGTAAGCTTCCTGTATAACATCGTTTACAGTTAAATTATATGTAGCTGTTCCAGATGTAGCCATTATGCAAAGAAACAAGTTACAGAGCTTGCACCATTTGCAGAAATATTAACTTTTAAATCAGTTCCAAATTTTACACCTTCATCTGGTAAACTTATGTTAATAGGTCCACTATCCGCACTTGCTCCAGTTGATACAACAAATTTTGTAGTAGCGTCATCTACAAAAGTAACAGTTCCAGCAGTCGCACTAGGCGTAATGATGAAAGCTTTTAATCTTGTAGGTCCCGCAAATACTGAAACATTAGAACCTTGCGTAGTTGTACTGTTTGCAAATATATCAGATCCTGCCATATTTTCCTCCTTAAATTAAATTTTGTTTTCTTAAATTAGCATATAGTAACTTAATTCTATCTTCATTGCTAGTAGGTTGTGCTATTACTGGAGATAGATAATCTTTTGCTATTTCTTTTCTAAAATCAATAGGTCTATTTAAATCAATACTCATTGTTTTATCAAAAGGCATAGTTGTACCTCCTAATGATTCTTGTTCTCCAAACGTACTTAAAACTTTTTCAATATCAGCTAATTTTTCGTCTAAGTCTTTTTCTTTACCTTCTTCTTCTTTTTTAGCTTCTGCCTCTTTTATAATTTTTTCAATATCTGATGATTCTTCATCAATATCTTTTATTTCTTTAGATTTAATTTTTTCTTTTTCTTTTTCTAAAGCTGCTTTAATAGATTCAGCAGAGCTTCTTTCTTCTTCGTCTTCTATATCAGTATTAGCAAAATCTCTTAATGCTTTTCCTTCTTTTTTTAAAAAATCAAAATTAAATTCCATAAAACTCCTTTAATAACGAGGGCCCGAAGGCCCTCAGAAATATTAAGTTACGTTATTGTTTTGTACGTAAGTAACAGTTACAATAGCTTCGCCAGTTGTTCCATCTCCGTCAGTCGCAGTAAATACTCCGATAACATTAATATC